ATTAGACTGAGTTCTTGCCTTGCATTCATAGATGTAAGTCATCGCAAGACTAGTTAATTTTAGATTATTGGAGTATAAAAATGACTCCCTAGGTGACCCCTAGTATACTTTAGATTTACTGAGATGAAAGTAGTCGACAGCTATTTTTCAAAACCTGCCGTTTTCGTAGATTCGTAAAATTTGCAAACCTTTTTAAAATGTAGCTCTTAATTGAGCCTATTTTATGACTTTTTATGAAAAGTCCTCTTTTTAGTGTAAAACAAACTAATTAGAGTAGTTCAAATATGTGATCCCTGGTCAGTCAAAAATTGTTATGGATAAGACTGGCATATGCTATATTTGATATGTTTAATCCTTTCTTTCTATTTAGGAAGACCCACGATTTAAGTGGTCCGCTTAACAGCGCATTTTAGGATTGAGAGATTCGCATGCGTTTATTCCTCTCTCGCGAATACCAATGAAACCAATGTAATTGATAACAGCGCAGAAACTGCGCAAGAAATAACTCAAACTAAGGTAGAACAAGCTACTACACTTGATCAACGAGTCGTTCCTGTTGCTACTGGATATTTGGATGGATCAAATGATCTTCCTCCTCCGGTATCAATGGATGAATCTGTGTTCACGCATTTAGATGTTCTAAAACAGCCTATTCGCCTGGCAACGGGCGCTTGGGCTTCCACTGATTCGGTGAGCCAAAACTTACTGAATGTTGTGGTGCCTGACGTTTTTGGTGCATTTCCTACTATACATAAACAGCTTCTTCAGCTATATGCGTTTTATAAATTCACTCTTCGTTTTAGAATTGTGATTAATACGACGCGTTTTCATGCTGGAAAGTTGATTGCATTTTATGATCCGGTCAATACTTTTGGAACAGGACTTGATAGATTGGCAGATGTGTACGCTGCAAGCGGCTATCCTAACGTAAAGTTAGATGCTGCGAACAGTAATTCTGCTGAGATTGATGTCCCTTTTGAAAATATTGTATCTTACCTCACTACGAACACTTTCGAGGATTCGCCTCCAATGGGCGTTCTTCGAGTGCTGGTGTTCAACCCTTTGCAATTACCGCCGGGTTCCACAGATCCGATTAATTTTAACGTGTTTGTGTCCGCGGCTAACATTTCACTTCATTTGCCCATGCGTCCGCATGAGGCTACATTTTCGCTCCCCCCTACATTCCGTGCAAACGGTTTGTCCGATGTTATTAACGTTGGCAAGAGTGTTGCTGGTACTATTACTGGTGCATGGGCTGATGTGAAGTCTGGAAATATTCTGGGCGCGCTTAAGCGTGGCTGGGATTTCTTTACTTCAGATCGACCTACTCTTGCTGATAACAAAATTCAAAATTGTCTAACAACTGTATCGCAAATTGCGACTATGCAGGGGTTAGATGGTAGTGTCCGACTTGGGGCAACTCAAGATGGACATTATTTCGAAACCGAATTTTCTACAGCTCCGAAGACCGATATGGCTATATATGAAATTATCAAACGACCTATGTTGATACGTCAATTCGTGTGGTCTAAAAACTCACCTGTTGATGCTCAGCTTACTGCGTTGTTTGTAGCTCCCTCTATTTGTCAATTCTCCCCTACTACTCCTTCTGCTGGTTATACACAATATCACAATACCTTTTTATCATATTTTGCTACGATGTTCGAATATTGGCGTGGCAGCCTTACGTTTACGTTTGAAGTTGCCGCGTCGAATTTCCATGTTGGAAGATTTATGATAGCTTTTGAACCGAATTCAGGAACTACGCCACTCCCTGGTGTAGCTAATACTTGTACCGATTATTCAAATAACCCACACTTCGTCTTTGATTTGGAACAACATAAAGAATGTACTATTACTATTCCTTATGTTGCTTCAACTCCAAGAAAAAGAAACATTCCCTATCAGGCGATTGATTCAACTTTTCACGATTATGATTCGTTAGGAAGCTTGGTCTGTTTGGTGCTAGATCCACTAGCAGTTACAGAATCAGTTTCCGATACGATTGTGGTCAATGTATACGTTTCCGCTGGTCCCGATTTCCGTTTTTACGGACCTCGAATTAGACCCGGAACACGTTTCCTTGAAGATTTCCCTACTCCCCCTCCGATGCGAGCTAATGCTGGAGAATCCTCCGACATTGTGCTTCGCGAACCTCAGAAAACGAACTACCTGGTTAAAGGCGCTTCTGGCGTCGATACTCCCGATTATTTTAATGAAGAAATTAACGATGTGCGTGACCTCGCTCGTCGTTTTTGCAGATATGATACTGTCATTAACATGGTTGCTGATCCAAAACGAACTGGAATCGTAACCGCTGTTAGTGCGTTCGGGTCTCACCCGGATTTGTATTATGCTGCAAACTTTTATACAAATAAACCAAATTCAGCACATTCATTTTCTACACTTATCACGCGATTATATGCATTTTGGACTGGTTCGATTCGATGGAAATTTATACCTTTCACCGATAGGACCAAAGATCTACAAATGATCGCGACTTATGCTTTTACGTCGAATGGCTACAACCCACCGGCTACCGACGATCTTACTGCGTATCCCGCGTATATTACGAACAATTCTCAGGACTCTTCTGTTGAAGTAGAACTACCCTTTTATTCACCGTATACGCAGCTTTTAGCGCAGGACGACCCTGCTGCGACTGCATATGACCAAGGCATTTATACCCCAGGTTATGTGCAATTGCAGGCATCCTCATCAGCGGGCGTTTTCACAGGTGACTCTGTGAGGATTACCGCATACCACGCGATTGGAAATGATGTTGCATTTAGATTCTTGATTGCCCCACCGGTAACCTATGAACCTGAATCAAATCCCTAATCGTTTGCGAACTAGAGAAAAGGCGTAGCTATAGATATATGGCACATCGGCTTTTCTCAAACCGGTCCCTGTTACGGTGCCCCTCTGCATAATATGGAATTATGTATTGGATATACCCGTAAGATACCATCAACTGACTCAAGATTTATCTTGTTTTATGGTTTAATGGAAGAATTCGCTAATGCGTGCTATGGTAGTACGGTTAGTAGAATTCATGGATCCTTCTTGTTTTTGACGGACTCGGACGGAGGTCGTTACCCGGCCCTAGTTTATGCTTTCATGTCGACCCCAGATCCCGGCCTTGAGTGGCTATTGTATCTGGACGGGCATGTTAAAGTAGGCTAGGTGTTCGCTCTTGCGCTCCTAGTAGATAATCCCCACCAACAAGTAATGATTGATTCTCATCCGGCTTTGTCTAGGTGCTATCGCAGCTTCCTAGTTATGTGTACCACTGCACAACAATGTCCGGTAGTGCTTTCTAAATATGGATAACTCAACAAAAACCACAACCACCCTACCAAACGCTGCCTCCCGGGCAGGAACAAATAACGGGAATGTGGACACCCACTCCGGCTTAATTGCGAGTGGGGAGCAAAGAGACTTCCACACTAAACAACTCTTTGAAACGGCGATGTATGAGCAAGTGCGATTGTTGGCAACCTGTACGTCCAATATTTCACCTGCTAACATATATTCGTTGCGAGCTTTGGCCAAGGTTTTGGATCCGGAGAACGAGCGTACTGCTGAGCAAATTATTGCACAGCAACACGTTCTACCTCTGGGTTTGAATGCTTTGATCGAAGTGACCAACTCCCGTTTCTACCCACCCTACGCATCGAGGCGATTTGATAGATATATCAGACCATCGGCTCTTTGCTTACCTGACGAACCCGATCATATTCACACGTATTGGTGTCTGGAATACCGACTTAAAAACTCGGCTGACTGGATTTCATGCGTAGGAAGACCGATCGCACCCGCGTTGGATACTACTCCTATTGAGGAGCAGCCTCCGATGCGGACGAATGCAGATGCAACCATACCGCGTCTGCTTTCTTTACCACCTTCACCCTTGGCACAGGAAACGCTCATAGATTTATCTGGAGCGGAAGAAGTGCCTAACCGAAATGTTGACTTTTTCTTTAATTCGAATGGATCGCACGTTCGTGAGCGAGTACAATCGTTCTTTGACCGCGATAGACATCCGAATATAGTCCGACCACCACCTGGCTTTGAAGATGTTCCATGTTATGAGTGTACCTTGATAAAAGTGAAAAATCCCGCTACGTTGCGGATGTATCACGATTCAGGGCACGCTCTTGCAAGTTTAGGCTCGCTTTTATATGGACTCGACTGGCAATGGACTAAGGAAAAGACAACAATACCACCACCGTTTAGAGCAAATGCTGGCGAAATGAAAAAGCAGCGTGAAATTGATTTAGCGAAACGTGACGAAAAACGAAAACGTTATTTGCTAGTCGCTGCTTGGCATAATCTACATGAACGTGAGCGCCCGAAACAATCTGTTAAAGAACGCAATCGTGAATTTAGAGAGGCTACTTCGTATCATTGTAATGGTTTAATCGATAAAGCACGGAAAGCATGGCACGTGATCAGCACAGCTGACGAAATGCTTGATGAAGTGCAATCTACGATTGATACTGTTAAACAAATCAAACAAAATGTTAAAGATACGATGAGCCGAATGATGCCTCATTTAGCTGGTATGTTTGCTCGGTGGATGGTTCAGCCACCAACTTTTTGGGCTATGTGTATTGATTTATTCGTATTGATAGAACGCATATGTCCTGAAAAGGTTCGCCTTACTTTCGACCAACTGATTATCAAGGCACTCGCATATAAAGATGGCTTATGCGCTGGCCCAATTGATGCAAAGCGCAGATCTGCAAGTGCGGATCGCGAGGAACTTGAGAAACGTTATAGAGATGCACGTGAAAAATACCGTGCCAATGGCGGACGAAAAACTGACAATGATGAAAACTTAACCAAATCTAGTTTTTTGACATTGTTGGCTGAACTAACCACTGGAATCCGATTGAAAGACCGAGCGAAATGGACGCTGGAAGCCGCAATGGCATTTGGCAAGACTATGCGTGACGTAAATACATATCGGAAGGCTACTTTGGAAGTCGTTACAACTGTGACGGGTTTCTTGGGCAAATATATAAAATGCGCTCTTTGGCAAAAGATGTTTGAAAGCATCCCTTCGAAAGAAGACTTGGCAAAGTTCGTGGAGGAAGTAGAAGCCATTCAGGCCTATACTGACACTGAACTGAACTCAGTCGACTTTCCAGCGCAAATGGACCGCCTATGGAAAACCGCCGTGGAAGTAAGAGTATTGCTTCTTAGCACAAAATTAGAGAATACGGCTGCACGACAACTTGAAAATGCCTGTAGCGCTTTATCGCGTTTCAGAAGTAGACATTTTGTGCGGATTCAACAACATCTATCCGCCGTGCGAACCGTGCCGTTTGTAATTTCATTAGTTGGCAAGTCCGGAGTGCACAAGTCTGATACGGCTACAATGCTTGCAAAAGATATGTGTCACCCTGGAAATTGTAATATTGATATAGGTACTGCTAACGTTAGCGAACTTATATTTTACTATTCGGCTCTAAAATATTGTGATGGCTATTGTGGACAACCCGTGTGGTTTTGGGATGATATATTCCAAAAGGAAAGCACGGTGAATTCAACTTCTGAGGACGACGAGTACTTGAAATTTATACGCTGGATTTCGAATGCCCAAATTTCGCTACCTATGGCGCATTTGGATGATAAAGGCAGGTATTTAACATCTCCGCTTTTTATTACAACATCGAATAAAGTGTATCCAAACCCGAAGTCTTGTGAGATCGAAGCTGTTCAGCGGCGACGTAACATTTTATGTTATATCACTACTGATAAAACTTACGAGATCTATCCAGAAGAAGCTATTGAATATACTCTCCCTGACGGGACGATTTATAAGGAACAGGCGCTGCAGCATATGCAGTTCCATATTCTACCATCTGTGTGTTACACTAAAGAAGGTGCTGTAGTTGGCGACAACCTAGCACCCCCGCCCCCCGAACATGGGGATAGCAAGGGGTTATCTTATACGCAATTTCTTAAAATTTGTGTAGAAAGATTTAATGCTTGGCAAGGAACCAGCTCATCTTCTAGAATGTATGCACAGACACCCGCTGGTCGCGTGTTTGGAATGGGTGCGCCTTCACTGAATCGGGAATTAAACGATAGATTTAATCCTAAAGATGTGGACGTCAAAGTTCCAAAACACCACGCGAATGGCGGAGGATTTTCAAAATACTCAGGAAGGAAAATCGATGCGGAATTTAAAAAAGATGATGACGCAGTTAATTTAGTTGAGGATTTCGGAAC